TGTGACAAAAAAAGAACTTGAGCAATTGATTGATTTGAAAAAGGAGATTAAGGAGCTTGAACAAAGTATACTAAGGATACAACAGATGTATATCGGAGATGCACCTGTCGCTGTTGATGCTTCAAAAAAGAATTTTCCATATACTCAAAGGAAAGCAATCGTTCATGGATACGATCCAGTACTTGCAAAAAAGCGCTCTGAACATTTATGTGAAAAGAAGATGTTGCTTGACGACAGAAGAAAAAAGGCAGCGAAAGAGGAAAAGAGATTGATTCAATACATAAATAGTATTCCAGAAAGCAGAATCAGACGCATCATGCAGTTTCGGTATATTGATGGTTTCACATGGGAGAAAATAGGGGAAATAATGCACTGTGATCGAACAACAGTTGAAAAGTCGATAACCAGATATCTCAAAAAAAATTTGTAATTTGGAATAAGTTTCCCACATTTCCCATTTTAAATGTGGTAATATGGTATTAAGTCAAAGTGGCAAGAAAAAAGACGTTCCTGTAAGAGGCATTATGGCAGCAGTCATAGTGCTTCTTTTTTATGCACAGACCCGTGTAGAGGAAATATGTAGCTAAGGCGACGCACGGGTCGCGCGGCAAGTAGGGAAGATAGGACTTCCCTACTCGATTGCTTAGGGGAATGTCTTCTATACTCGATTATAGCAACGGTAAAAATGCACAAATGGAAAGAGGGTGTTGCAGAGTGGCAAAATTAACAGCGAAACAGCAGCGTTTTGTTGAGGAATACTTGATTGATCTAAACGCAACACAGGCGGCAATCAGAGCGGGATATTCCGTTAAAACAGCAAGAGAGCAAGGGAGTCAAAACTTATCAAAACTTAATATTCAACAGCAAATTGGTGAGGCAATGGCAGAACGGTCAAAAAGAACAGGTGTGAATCAGGACAGAGTTGTTTTTGAACTTTCAAGAATTGCATTTATAAAGATGACTGATATTGTAGATGCACAAGGAGTAATCAATCCAGAAGCAGCAGAAGATGACCTTGCATGTATTGAATCAATAAAGTATAAAGAGTCTCACAGTGATTCTGGAACAAGTATAGAACGAGAAGTGAAGATTTCTTCTAAACTAAAAGCATTGGAACTGCTGGGCAAGAACTTGGGTATGTGGAATGAAAAATTAGATGTGAGTGTAAATATCCCAGTTGTGATTTCGGGAGAGGATGCACTTGAAGATTAGCAGTCAATATATTTTTGATTATCAGAAGCATTTATATTTGCCTGAACAAGATGCTTCTATTTCTTCTGGAAAACGTAAGGTATTGCTTCCTGAAGTAGTCGGGAAAGGCTATGGAAAGTTTTGGAGATGGCGGGGCAGATACAGAGTATGTAAGGGCAGCAGAGCAAGTAAGAAGTCCAAGACAACAGCGCTGTGGTATATCGTGAACCTGATGAAATATCCAGATGCAAATTTGTTAGTTGTCAGAAAGGTATTTCGGACTTTAAAAGATAGCTGTTTCACAGAATTAAAATGGGCAATTCATAGATTGGGAGTGGATGCCTTTTGGGAGATTAAGGAAAGCCCCCTTGAAATGACCTATAAACCAACAGGGCAGAAGATTTATTTTAGAGGGCTTGACGATCCATTAAAAGTTACTTCAATTACTGTTGAACATGGATATCTATGTTTTATGTGGATTGAGGAAGCATATGAGATTGGAAACGAGAATGATTTCAACATGCTTGATGAATCCATACGTGGAGCAGTACCGCCAGAAACAGGATTGTTTAAGCAGATTACGCTGACTTTTAATCCGTGGAATGAGCATCATTTTTTGAAAAAACGATTCTTCGATAATCCAGACAAAGAAACGCTTGCCATGACCACGAATTATCTTTGTAATGAATGGCTGGACGAAGCAGATAGAGAAGTTTTTGAGACAATGAAGCGAAACAATCCACGCCGTTACTGTGTAGCTGGATTGGGCAATTGGGGTATTGTGGATGGTCTTATTTTTGAAAATTGGGAAGAAAAAGCTTTCGACATCGATGAAATCCGTAGACTGGCAAGTGTGAAGTCGGCTTTTGGTCTTGATTTTGGATATACAAACGATCCGTCGGCTTTGTTTTGCGGATTGGCAGATGAAAAAACCAAAACAATTTGGATATTTGATGAGATGTACAAGTATGGAATGAGCAATGAATTCATTGCAAAAGAAATTACACAGATGGGTTACAGAAAGGAACGGATTCGAGCGGAAGCTGCTGAACCAAAAAGTATTGATCGTCTTTATGATTTGGGATTGATTCATATACAACAGGCAAGAAAGGGAAAAGACAGCGTAAATAATGGGATTGATTTCTTACAGGATTATCATATTATTGTTCACCCGCGCTGTGTAAACTTTCTCAAAGAGATTAGTAATTATACTTGGGACACAGATACAAAGACAGGGAAGCGATTAAATAAGCCAATAGATGATTTTAATCATTTGATGGATGCAATGCGGTATGCCATGGAAGATTTTAGCATGGGTTCCGCTTTTAGTTTTACATAGAACACTGTAGAAAATAGATGATTTGGAGGTATTGACAGATGCTGGATTTTGTCAATTCCCTGACTGATAGGTTTAAAGCCCTAATTATGCAGGGGGCAAAAAGTCAAATGTCAGACCAGGAATTTTTAGAGAAGGAAATAGCAAGGTGGAAGTATAGCCCACAGCGGATTATGCAGATAAAAGGGCATCTGTATTATGACAATGAACATGATATTCTTGCTAGAAGGAGAACGATAATTGGTGATGGTGGTAGGCTGCAGGCTGTTGAAAATCTTCCAAACAACCGCCTGATCGACAATCAATATGCAAAAATGGTAAATCAAAAAGCAAACTATCTGTTGGGAAAACCTTTTGTAGTGGAAGGGAAAAACAAACAGTATATAGAACTGCTGAAGCAGATTTTTGACAAACATTTTATGAAGATTCTAAAGAATGGTGGAAAGGCTGCATTGAATAGCGGGATTGCATGGCTGCACCCATACTATACAGACAATGGAGCATTTTCTTTTCGGCTCTTTCCAGGATATGAAGTACTGCCTTTTTGGAAGGACAGTGAACATACAATTCTTGATTTTGCAGTAAGGCTTTATCCTGTTGAGAGCTATGAGGGTACAATGCTGACGATTATTGAGAAGGTAGAGGTGTATGATTTAAAAGGGGTTCATAAATTTATATTAGATGGTGAAACATTAGTGCCTGATGTAAGTACAGGAAATGGGATTTTTGACATTCCCTATGTTTCTGCAGCAGACAGGGAAGGAACACTGATTGGCATGAATTGGGAAAAGATACCACTCATTCCACTAAAATATAATGATCAGGAAATTCCATTAATTAAGAAGGTTAAGACACTACAAGATGGAATCAATGTTATGCTTTCCGATTTTGAAAACAATATGCAAGAGGATGCAAGAAATACAATCCTTATCCTGAAAAACTATGATGGTCAGGACTTGGGAGAGTTTCGGCGCAATCTTGCTACCTATGGCGCAGTAAAAGTACGGTGTAGCGGCGATACAAATGGGGGTGTGGAAACTCTTGAGATAACAGTGAATGCGGATAACTATAAGGTTATTTTGGAATTATTCAAAAAAGCTTTGATTGAAAATGCTATGGGATATGATGCCAAAGATGACAGGCTTTCAGGCAATCCAAATCAGATGAATATTCAGTCAATGTATTCTGATATTGATTTGGACGCAAATGATATGGAAACAGAACTGCAAGCTTCCTTTGAAGAAATCCTCTGGTTTGTCAATGCCCATCTTTTTAACACGGGACAGGGAGATTTTGCAGGAGAGAATATAAATATTATTTTTAACAGAGATATGCTGATGGACGAGGGGGCTATTATATCGAATATCAGAAATTCTGAAGGCATTCTTTCTAACCAGACACTTGTCGCCCAGCACCCTTGGATTAAGGATGTTGAAGATGAGATGCAAAAGATTGAGGAAGAAAAACAGAAAGCATTAGAAGAGATAGAAAGGCAGCAGTATGAACCGTTTCCAAGAAAAGATACTATGGAAGAAGAGTAGGGGGAAATGCATTCATGCCAAACAGCAGTTATTGGAAAGAGCGGTTCAAGCAGCTTGAGGCGGCGCAGAATCGAAAAGGGGCTGATACATACCTTGAAATAGAAAATCAATACAGACAAGCACAGAAAGAGATTGAAGGGAAAATCAATACATGGTATCAACGTTTTGCCACAAATAATAATCTGTCAATGGCAGAAGCGCGCAGAATGCTTAGAGACAAGGAGCTTGCAGAGCTAAAGTGGAATGTAAAAGATTATATCAAGCAAGGGCAGGCAAATGCTTTTAATGGTCAGTGGATAAAAGAGCTGGAGAATGCTTCTGCAAGGTTCCATATATCTCGTTTGGAAGCATTAAAATTGCAGACGCAACAAAGTCTTGAACTAATGTTTGGAAACCAGCTTGATAGTATTGATACAGCAATGAAGCGAATTTATTTAGATGGCTATTATCATACTGCATACGAGCTGCAGAAAGGCTTTGGGATAGGTTGGGACATTGCAGGCTTAGACCAGAAAAAGATAGAAAAAGTAATCCGTAAGCCTTGGGCGGTAGATGGCAAAAATTTTTCAAAACGAATATGGGGTAATAAAGAGAAACTAATTTCAGAAGTTCACAGAGAAATAACACAAGATATTATACTGGGGCGGGACCCACAAAAAGCAATTGACAATATCTCAAAAAAAATGAATACATCGAAAGTGAATGCAGGCCGACTCATTATGACAGAGGAGACCTATTTTAGTTCTGCGGCACAGAAGGATTGTTTTCAGGATTTGGGTGTAGAACAATATGAGATTGTGGCAACGCTGGATTCGCATACTTCTGAGATATGCCAGAATCTTGATGGGCAAGTATTCCCTATGAAGGACTTTGAACCAGGAGTGACTGCACCCCCGTTTCATGTTTACTGTAGATCTACCACAGTACCATATTTTGAGGAAGATTTCGGGCAGGTTGGGAAGCGTGCCGCAAGAGGAGAGGACAGAAAGACCTATTATGTGTCGGCGGATATGACCTATAAGGAGTGGAAGAAAAGCTTTGTTGATGGTGGGGATAAGGATAATATAATACAGATACCACAGATTCCTGATGAGAAAATAAGGAGTGCTAATGAAGAGTTCAGTAAGGTTATATATAATAGTGAACCAACACCAATTAGTAATAAGATGATACTATATAATGAAGCTACACAATATGAATTAAATGAAGAATTGGATGCACCATTTGCATATAATCTAGAATTGGATGTAATTCAATACAATCCATCAGTACAGAACTATGAATTTTATGATATGAATTTTGTGCAAGCGCATGAGTTATCGCACAGAATAGATACGCTTGATTACTATAGCTGGGAAAATGAAAAATTTGTTCAGGCAATTGAAAATACACGAGAAAAAGTATATAATAATAGAAAACTAATTGCAGAATGGTTTGCAAAGGATGGAAAATACGAAAATGATATGGCTTTATCTGATATTTTTAGTGCATTATCAGATGGTAGATTGAATGAAGTTTTATATGGATATCATGCACCAGAATATTGGCTGAAAGATAGAACACGAGCCAGCAAAGAGATATTTGCTAATATTACAAGCATTGAGATATTGGGTTATAAGAGTAAAGCGGAGTTCAGTGGGATTTTGGAGGAAATATATAAAGCATACAAGGAGATAGTTGGATGAGAGAAATGAAAATGAAGATGTTAAGTGTTATTAGGGATGATAAGGAAATACAACAGTTACGTCAGGAGTGGAAAGAGAAATTTACAGCAGAATCATTTCCAGGATGGAATTATGATTGCTTTGGTGGCATTGACAATTATAAGCAAAGAATCAAAATGGCGTTGGAAGTTGGTGATCCGAAAAACATCTGTGAAACTTGTTCACGCAAATGTTTTAATGTGTAGAAAAAAGTATTCTTTTAGAAATTTTTCTATTAAAAGATTCTCGGTTTGTTTTAGAGTATCAGGGAAGGTCATATGTGTCGGATTGGTCAGAAATTTATGATGAAAATTGGAATATCAAATCTGAGATATTACAAGAGTTTATGTCAGAATCATTCAGAGAATGCATTCAAAATCTAAGACAGATGAAGGAAAAATTTCCGCAATTTTATCAGATGATAGAGGAGGAAGTATAGGCGATTAAAATAGTAGACAAATATGTTTAAATATTATAGAATGTGTTTATAAAAGAGAGGAGATAATTTTATGAACACGTCAAATATCACAAATTATAAACTAAAGGATTTTGCTGAATTATTAGGAGTGTCTGTTAAAACTTTGCAACGCTGGGACAGAGATGGGATATTAAAAGCGAACCGTACTCCTACTGATAGAAGGTATTATACTTATGACCAGTATTTACAATTTAAAGGGATACAAACAGAGAACGATATAAGAGATATAGTGATTTATGCAAGGGTTTCTACAAAAAATCAAAAAGATGATTTGCAAAATCAAGTGGATTTTTTAAAACAGTTTTGCAATGCAAAGGGTATTATTGTAAATCAATGTATTGAAGATTTCGGAAGTGGATTAAATTACAATCGGAAAAAATGGAATAAATTATTAGATGATGTTATGGGAAATAGAATAAAGACAATAGTAATCACTAATAAAGATAGATTCATCCGTTTTGGTTATGATTGGTTTGAAAAATTTTGTGAGAAATTCAATACTAAAATAATTATCGTAAATAATGAAACTCTTTCGCATAATGAAGAACTTGTTCAAGACATTATATCAATCTTGCATGTGTTTAGTTGTAGATTATATGGATTAAGGAAATACAAAAACCAGATAAAGGAGGACAAGGAAATTGCTAAAGAGTTACAAAACGGAAATAAACCCAACGCAGGAACAGATACTGGTCATTCATAAAACAATCGGCGTCTGTCGGTATGTTTACAATCTTTATCTTGCACATAATAAAGAAGAGTACGAAAAAGAAAAGGAATTTGTATCAGGGATGGAATTTTCAAAGTGGCTCAACAATGTATATCTGAAAGAAAATCCTGATAAGGAATGGATAAAAGAAGTAAGCTCAAAATCGGTAAAGCAAAGCATTATGAACGCAGAAAAGGCGTTCAGATGGTTTTTCAAACATCAAAGCGGTTTTCCAAAATTCAAAAAGAAAGGGAAATCCGATGTAAAGATGTACTTTGTAAAAACAGATGTTAAAGCAATCATTAAATGCGAACGTCACAGGATAAAAATTCCAACGCTTGGCTGGGTTGGAATAAAAGAAAAAGGCTATATTCCTACTACAAAATCAGGCAAAGTCATTAAAAGCGGAACGATATCATGCAAGGCAGGAAGATATTATGTATCTGTATTAGTGGAGGAAGAAGAACCTAAAAAGCCGCGGTTAAATGATTCAGGATTAGGAATCGACTTAGGAATCAAAGAATTTGCCGTTATGAGCAATGGGGTAATTAAGAAGAACATCAACAAAACAGCAAAAGTAAAGAAACTTGAAAAGAAATTGAAGCGAGAACAACGCCGTCTTTCGAGGAAATACGAAAACTACAAAAAGCGTTCAAAAAAGAAAGGAGAAGCTACTCGACAGAATATCCAAAAACAGACCATAAAGGTACAAAGACTTCATCAGAGGATAGATAATATCCGAACGGATTATGTCAATAAATGCGTGAATGAGATAGCGAAAGCCAAGCCGTCATATGTAACCATTGAAGATTTGAATGTGTCGGGAATGATGAAGAACAGGCATCTATCCAAAGCCGTTGGTTCGCAGAGTTTTTATGACTTTAGGACAAAACTGAAAAATAAGTGTGAAGAAAACGGAATAGAATTAAGGATTGTTGACAGTTTTTATCCATCTTCCAAGTTGTGTCATTGTTGTGGGAATATAAAGAAAGATTTGAAACTTTCTGACAGAACTTATAAATGCAAATGTGGATATGTGGCAGACAGGGATTACAACGCAAGTCTTAATTTGAGAGATGCAAAAACTTACAACATAGCATAAGAAAGCTAATGTAAACATGTACCGATGGCTAGTCGGGAATTTACGCCTGTGGATTATACAATGAAGTTCAAGAACTTCATTTGAACTTTGTGAGTAGATATATCTTCGGATAATCAAAAGCATATAGGTTGAAACAGGAAACATCTCGGTATGGATAGGTTTGTCCATATTTTGAGTCGCAGTATAGGGAAAACGTAGAGAAGAGAGTTTCTTTAGTGCTTCTGCTACAGGCAATATTTCCAAATGCTTATAGAGAATTTTTGAACAGTTTTTGATTCTGATAGTAATATGTTGTTGGATGAAAAAATTGAGGTTCTGACAGCATTGAAAGAAGGTAAACACATTTCTGACATACCGAACTTTTATGACATTTTAGAGTTATACCCCAAGAAGGGCACACACTGGGATTGAAAGCATCGTCATTCAGGCGGTATTTTTTAGAAATGAAAATGCATAGTAGGATTGTGGAAGAGGTAATCGCCACACTACACCCAGAGAACAGTGAAGTATTTATGCTGTCTGTCAGATGCAGACATAAGCTTGCTGTAAGAAATACTGATTTACAAAAAACACTTTAGAAAGTTATCTTTCGGAGGTGCTTTTTTTATGCCTTTTTCTGGCAGGCGTAAAAGAACAGAAGAAAGGAGAAGAAATGAAGAAAGAAGAATTTGTTGCCCTTGGTATCAGTGAGGAGTTAGCCGTCAAAGCGGAAAAAGCTTCGCAGAACGAATTGAAAGGGTATGTCGAGAAGGTTAGGCATGATGAGATTTTGGAGGAAAATAAGACTTTAAAGCAGTCCATTTCTGACCGTGACAGACAGCTTGACACTTTAAAAGCTGCAAGCGGTGATAATGAGGAGCTGAAAAAGCAGATTGAGACCATGAAACAAGAGAATGCTGATCGAGAAAAGGCGCATAAGGCAGAGTTGGCGCAGCTTCGCCTTGACAACGCCATTGATACAGCCTTGACTGCTGCTGGAGCAAAGAATGGAAAAGCGGTGAAAGCTTTGATTGATGTCTCTAAAGTGAAATTAGGCGAAGACGGCAGACTGTCTGGCTGGGAGGAACAGTTGGCAGCAGTACAGAAATCAGACGCCTATTTGTTTACAGAGAAACAGAAATCAAATAATTTTAGAGGATTTCAACCAGGAGCATCTGGCAATATAAAACCAGATGCCAAGGTTGATATGTCTAAAATGACCTATGAGGAGCTAACGGCTTACATTGAAAATAACCCTGATGCCCAGTAATAAAGTTTTTTTAGAAAGGAAGGATTAACAGATGGCAAAATTTGATTCAAAGAGTTTTAATGAAAGAGCATTTGGACAATATATGTCCGCAGTTCCAAATGTAAAATTGAATAAGCTGAGAGAATCCAGAGCGATTATCGGTGATGCAAGACTGCGGGAAACTTTTAAGAACAACGCCCAGACAGGAACAGTCTATGCGACAATTCCATTTTTTGGACTGATTGGCGGCAGTTCGCAGAATTATGATGGTGTAAATGATTTGCAGTCAGAGACTACCACCACTTTTGAACAAGGTGTGTTTACCTATGGCAGGATGAACGGCTGGACGGAAGCGGATTTTAGCTATGATGTGACAGGTGGCGTAGATTTTATGGCAAATGTCAGAAACCAGATCAATACTTATTGGAATGGTGATGACCAAAATACATTCCTTGCAATCCTAAAAGGTATTTTTAACATGGCATCTACAGGGAAAGGGGCGATTAAGACAGCAAATGCAGAGTTTGTGGAACAGCATACATTTGATATTAGTGCACCTGAAGGTGGGGACACTACAGAAGCTATGTGTATGAGTGCCACTACACTAAACAGTGCGATTCAGAAAGCATGTGGAGATAACAAGCATCGGTTTTCCTTAGTAATCTGTCACAGTGTAGTTTCAACGAATCTGGAAAACTTAAAATTAATTGCTTATCTAAAATATACTGATGCAGAAGGGATTGAACGTGATCTTGGAATGGCGACATGGAATGGCAGACTGGTTCTTATTGATGATTCCATGCCAGCAGAAATTATTCCGGCTGTGGAGAGCACAGAGGACGTGACAGGACATGAGGCATATACAGTGTATACTACTTACATCTTGGGCGAAGGTGCTATTGGATTTGAAGATGTTGGGGCTAAAGTGCCTTATGAGATGGTTCGTGAGGCAAAAACAAGAGGCGGTCAGGACACACTTATATCAAGAAAGCGCCATGCTGTAAGTGTTGCGGGTATTTCTTATCTAAGAGCTTCACAAGCAACAAACAGCCCAACCAATGCGGAGCTGGAAAAAGGAGAAAACTGGTCGCTGGTAAATGATGATAAAAAAGCAATTGAACATAAGGCAGTTCCAATCGCCCGCATTATATCGAGAGGATAATAAGAGGATAATAAAAGGAAGGTGACACTATGCTAGACATGGTGAGAGAACGGCTTGAATCGTTTGGTTATGTTCTAAATGCTAGTGATAAAGCCTTAATAGCTTTTTCTGTGCAAAAGGTTGAGAATACCATCAAGAATGAGTGCAGCGTTCTTTCTGTGCCAGAGGGGCTGATAAATATTGCAGTTGATATGGCAGCAGGTGAATTTCTGATGGCAAAGAAAACTTTTTCGCCAGACGATATTGCAGGATTGAATCTGGATTTTGCAGTAAAGCAGATACAGGCAGGTGACACCAATACAGTGTTTGCAACCGGAGAGGCAAGCATGACACCAGAACAGAGACTTAACAATTTGATTACCCATTTGCTGACACATGGGCGGAAGGAATTTTCCAACTATAGAAAACTGAGGTGGTAAAGGTGATAAGTGATGCAATAAAGCAGGCGCAGGAAATGGCTAGGGCAGCACTGGAACACACCTATGAAGGACGATGCACTGTCATTGAATATCATGATGTAATAGAGGAAAAAACAAAGCTGTCACATGAGAAGGAAGTTGTTGTATTGGAGGATAAACCTTGTAAACTCTCTTTTGAAAAGATAGATGCTGCTGTTCAGACAGAGACAGCAGCGTCAGTTTCACAGAGCATCAAACTGTTTATTGCACCAGAAATTAAAGTGAACAGCGGTTCAAAAATTATTGTCACACAGAATGGGATAACAGAGGAGTATTCTGCAAGTGGAAAACCAGCAGTGTATTTTACCCATCAAGAAATTCTGCTGACACTGTTAAGGGGGTGGACCTAATGGGAAAAATGGGCAGTTTTACTGCTTCTGATTTGGCAAGACTTCAAAATCAGTTAAATAAAATTCAAGCTGGAAACGCGGAGGCTTTTGTGGAGTCGTGTGCAAAAGAACTTGTTGCGCGGCTGCTTGCAAAAGTCGTAAAACGTACCCCAGTAGGGGACTACTCAGGAAATTCTTATACTTGTGAATCAAATAAACAACAACACAAAGGACAGGAAGAAAAGGGTAAGAAAGGCGGGACACTCCGCAGAGGCTGGACTATTGGGGAAATCAGGAAAGAAGGCGGCATCTATAAAATAGATATTATCAATAGTACTGAATATGCCAGCTACGTGGAATACGGACATATAACAGCCAATCATAAGGACTGGGTTCAAGGGCATTTTATGCTTACCATATCACAACAGGAGATTCAGGAAATTGCACCAAGGATTTTGGAAAGTAAAATTAAGAAGTATTTGGTGGAGTGCATGAAATGATAAATTCAATAATTGATTCCATCAGCATTGCGTTGAATGCTGAATTTGGTGATCGCTATAAAAATTATAAGGAAGAAAAAAAGCAGGATTTAGAAGAACCCTGTTTTTTTATTCAGTGTTTGAATCCAACACAAAGATTATTTTTGAACAAGCGATATTTTAGGAAGAATCAGTTTTGTATTCAGTACTTTCCAGAGACGAGCGATAAAAACGAAGAATGTTTTGCAGTGGCGGAGCGTCTTGAATACTTAACAGTGAACAGAGATTTGGTGATGGGTACAAAAATGCATTATGAAGTGATAGATGGTATTTTGCATTTTTTTGTTAACTACGATATGTTTGTCTACAAAATTGCTGAAATCATTCCAATTATGGAAGAAGTTTTGGCAGAAACTTCTGTGAAAGGACAGGTGATGAAATGACAGAAAAGAAAAAGACTGTGGAAACAATTCCAGAAACTGCAAGGGCAGCAGAAAACAAGTTTTCAAAAGAACAGTTGCTTATGTCTGAACGTTTTAGGAACAGAAGGGATATTGCTGATGCCCTTCTTGATGATGGAGTCCTGTATACAGTGAAAGATGTGGAACAAAAGATTGAAAACTATATGAAAGGTAAGGTGAAGTAGAGATGGCTTTGGGTGGAGGTACATTTTTAGTACAGAACAAGGAGTTGCCAGGAACATATATCAATTTTGTTTCGGCTGCTTCTGCAAGTGCAACGCTTTCCGACAGGGGAATTGCAACAATGCCTCTTGAGATGGACTGGGGCGTATCGGGGGAAATATTTGAAGTGACAAATGAAGATTTCCAGAAAAATAGTACAGAGATTTTTGGATACGAATATACCAGCGATAAACTGAAAGGACTCAGGGATTTGTTTTTAAACACAAGAGTTTTTTATGGGTATCGTCTGAATGGAAATGGAAAAAAAGCAGCAAATGCGCTTGCGGAGGCATTGTATTCAGGGATTCGTGGAAATGACTTGAAGGTTGTAGTTCAAATAAATGCAGACAATGATGCTCTATTTGATGTAAAAACAATGCTGGGAACCGTGGTAGTTGATGAACAGACTGTCTCAAAGGCGGAGGAACTTGTTGGTAACAAATTTATAAAGTGGAAGTCTGATATTGTATTGGAAGCGTCCGCAGGGATTCCGTTGTCAGGCGGTGAGAACGGGGAAGTGAGTGGAGCAGATCATCAAATGTATTTAGATAAGATTGAGTCATATACGTTTAATGTGATGGGAGTTGCGGTGACAGATGATACTACAAAATCATTGTATACAGCATTTAATAAGCGCCTGCGTGATGAAATGGGAGTAAAGTTCCAGCTTGTGCTTTACAATTATGCAAAAGCAGATTATCCAGGTGTTATCAGCGTGAACAATAAAGTTTTAGATGATGGATGGAGTGAAGCGGCGCTTGTGTATTGGGTGACAGGTGCTGCGGCTGGGTGCGCAGTTAATAAGAGCAATCAGAATAAGAAGTATAATGGTAATTTTATTGTAGAAACTCCATATACACAGAGTCAATTAAAAGAGGCTATTAAGACAGGAAAATTTACTTTTCATATGGTAGGAACAGATATCAGAGTTTTGGAGGATATCAATACCATGGTCACAACTTCTGATACACAGGGAGATATTTTCAAGGACAATCAGACAATTAGAGTGATTGACCAGATTGGCAATGATATTGCAGTACTTTTCAATACAAAATATCTTGGCGTTGTCCCGAATGATGCTGCGGGGCGGATTTCTCTTTGGTCTGATATTGTCAAACACCATGAACAACTTCAGGAAATCAGGGCAATTGAAAATTTCTCTGATGCAGATGTGACAGTGGAGCAAGGCAGTACAAAGAAGTCTGTGGTTGTCACGGATTTAGTAACTGTTGTAAATGCTATGAGTAAGCTATACATGGTTTGCACCATAGCGTAAGAAAGGAGTGAAAGACAATGAATGGCAATGTTGTGATGAAAGCGAAAGATACCGTGTTTGCAAGTCTAGCAGAGTGTTTTGTAACAATTGGAACACGTCGCTATAATTTTATGCAGGCAATCAATCTTGAAGCAAAGTTTGAAAAGAATAAGACAGAAGTTCCAATCCTTGGCAAGACAGGAAAAGGAAATAAGGCAACTGGATGGAAGGGCACAGGAAGTGCTACATTTCATTATAATACGTCTATATTTCGACAGATGATGCTTCAATACAAGGAGACGGGGGAAGATATCTATTTTGAGATTCAGATTTCCAATGAGGACAAGACCTCAGCAGTAGGACGCCAGACTATGATCTTAATGGATTGCAATATTGATGGTGGAATCCTTGCAAAGTTTGACGCAGATGGGGAATATTTGGATGAGGATATGGATTTCACCTTTGAGGATTTCAAGATGCCTGAAACATTTAAAGACTTGGAAGGTTTTTTGACGAATTAAGCAGCGTGGTGAGTAGGGAAAGTTTTCCCTACTCAATTTATTAATAAAATAGAAGGAGAGTACAAAAATGTCCAGATTTAGCAAATTTATGAGAGAAAACAAAGTTGAAAAAGAGAATGGGTTTTATGCACCGACAAAATCTCTTTGTGATGAGAACGGAAAACCGCTTGAATGGGAGTTTCGACATATTACTTCAAAAGATAATGAAGGATTAAGAGATGAATGTACAATTGAAGTGCCCATTACAGGAAAGCCGAATATGTTTCGGCCAAAGGTTCTTTCTAGTAAGTATATTAAGAAAATGATTACTGCGTCGGTAGTTCTGCCTGATTTATATGATGCAGAACTGCAGGATTCTTATGGGGTAAGTACACCGGAAGATTTGTTACTTGCAATGGTAGATGATCCAGGTGAATATAACGAATTAGCGGCTTTTGTGCAAAAGTTTCAAGGATTTGATACAACATTTGATGACAAGGTGGAACAAGCAAAAAACTAATAGAGGAAGGGGATGGGGAAGCGAACTTTGCTTACTATGCCCTTCTAAAATTGCATATTTTACCTTCTGTTTTTCTATCGATGGAAGAAAGGGAAAAAGCCTTTGTGATAGCTTCCATTAAATTAAAATTGGAAGATGACAAGAAGAAAGAGAAGGAAATGAAGCGCCGAACAAGTAAGGGGAAGAAAGGCAGGCGGTGATATGGGAAGCATAAGCTCTTCAATTGAATTACAAGATAATTTCACCAGCATTTTAATGAATGTTATCAATGCAGTGAGCATGTCTGTCTCTACAATGGAACAGATGCAGTCAGTGATGAATGGGTCTATTGATACGTCTGCAATTCAGGGGATACGGGACCAAATGAATCAGGCAACAATAGCGGCACAGCAGTTGGATGCTGCAATGCAGAATATATCAGAGCCTCAGATGCAAGAATCTCCTACTCCAAGCTGGGTAAACCAGAGCACGATACAGGTTTCAACCAACACAGGAATAGAGCGCTTAACAGATGAAATGGACTCCTTAAATCAAATGTCAGAGGAAGTTTTTCGGTGTCAGCAACGAATTAACGATCAGGCATTAAACATGGATATATTGCCGCGAAATGCTTCATGGGATATCAATGATATCAGCCAGAGAATTACAGCGTTATCGCAGCATTTGCAAAATCTACAAGGTTATGATGCAAACCTTTTAGGGAATGATGGAGCAGAACAGATAAGCAGGCAGTATGAAACCATTAGAACCAATATGAACAGCATAATTAATTTGCAGGCACAGTTAGATCAGGCGATACAGGAGGGAGATGTATCTGGTTTAAATCAGGGGTACAATCAGTTAAATCAAATGATTGTGCAGGTAGAACAACAGGCAAGAAGCACACAGCAGGTGTTGAATAGTCTCACAAATATAGAGTGGCATTCTTCGGGCGTAGAGGTATTTACAGGAAGTGGAATAGAGCGATTTCAACAGGAAGTTCAGAGTGCAAACGATATGTTAAATACTTTGGGCAGTACACAGGCATCAATTGCGGCAAGAGTAGCGCAAGTCAATATCTTTCCGTCGAATATGGTGGCAGATATGAACGGTATGCAGAACCGCTTACAAGCGATACAGACAAGGATTCAGGCAATAGAAAGCAATCCTGTGAATATGGGAACAGATACAGCAAATGCGGAATTGGAACAGTTGCGTTCACAGCTTCATCGAGCAGTACAGGAACAGGAATCAATGAATCGTGCTGTTCAAAATATGGATATTCAAGCAGCGAATCAAGCCTATCTTCATTTGTCACAGATTGTAGGTGATACAGAAAGACATATTCGAGACAATGTGGATGAGCAGGGGAGATTTAACAGAAGGATTGAACAAGGAACACATGAAGCCAATAAATTAACGCGAATGATTGGTGGTGTCGTCACTGCTTATGCAACAATTCAGACAGTATCAAATACATTAAATTTATCGGATACACTTGCTTCCACTACTGCCCGCTTGAATATGATGAATGATGGGTTACAGACAACACAAGAGCTGCAGGATAGAATCTTTCTATCCGCAGAATGGTCAAGAGGATTATACCAAGCGACAGCAGACGCAGTTTCAAAATTGGGGTTAATGGCAGGAGATGCTTTTGACAGTTCACAAGAAATCGTTGCGTTTATGGAACAAGTTAATAAACAGTTTAGAATTGCAGGTACAGAAGCGGCTGGGATTGATGCTGCTATGCTTCAGCTTACACAGGCAATGGGATCGGGTGTTTTAAGAGGAGAGGAATACAATAGTATCTTGGAACAAGCGCCCAATATTATTCAAACAATCGCAGATTATTTAGAAGTTCCCAAAGGGAAATTAAAAGATATGGCAGCGGAAGGAAAAATTACCGCTGATATTGTAAAAGCAGCTATGTTTGCTGCAGCAGATGAAACGGACGCAAAATTTGAAAGTATGCCAATGACTTTTGAACAAATTAGAACTTCTCTTGAAAACACTGCTCTGATGTCACTGCAACCCCTGTTAGAAAAACTAAATGAAGTTGCAAATAGTAATGCTTTTAACCAACTTGTTGATCATGCAGCAAATGCGATTTCAATGCTTGTCACAATTGCAAATCCAATCATAGACCAGATTGTCAATTCACAAGTATTATGGGCTTTAGCAAACGAAGCAATTAATGTATTGTCTCTTGTCGGTGCAGTAGCACTTAAAATTTTTAGCTTGCTTATGGCTGGGATTAATTTACTGGCGGATAATTGGTCATGGTTATCGCCTATTATTTATGGCGTGGCTGGGGCTTTGGCTATATATTATGGTTGGTTATTGTTAGTAAAGGGGGCTGAATTGGCTTCGGCAGCAGGAAAATTTGCTATGATAATTGCTGAAAATATCTATGCGGCGGCAATTGCTTTGACAACTGGGGCAACAATGGCGCAAGTGGCAACGCAGGAAAGCCTTAATTCTACAATGTATGCATGTCCTATTGTGTGGATTATTGTTTTAATTATCGCTTTGATTGCAATAATTTTTGCAGTATGCAGTGCAATTGCAAAAATGACAGGAATTGCAAATTCAGGGTTCGGTGTTATCTCTGGTGGAATAAATGTGGTGATTCAGTTTTTTAAAAATTTGGGACTGAGCGTAGCGAACATTGCGCTAGGGATTGGTAATGCAATAGGAGCTTTAGCAAGTAACATGATGACCGCTTTTCACAATGCAATATGTTCAGTCCAATCATGGTTTTATGACCTTCTTTCTACTGGATTGTCAGTTATCGAAGGAATTTGTAAGGCCTTAAATAAGCTGCCTTTTGTTGAATTTGATTATTCTGGCGTCACGTCTGCAGCGGATAATTATGCAGCCAAAGCAGCAGAAGCAGCAGGGAACAAAGAGGACTATAAAAGTATTAGTGATGCATTTAACAATGGATTCAACACGTTCGATACATTTCAGGATGGATGGGTTTCAGATGCGTTTAATGCAGGTGCTTCATGGGGCGATGGTATAGCGGAAAAAATATCGAACTTTGACCCTTCTTTGTTGTTCGGTACTACGAACATTCCTTCTGCTGATGATTATGCAGGTGCATTGACAGCAGGAGAAATTGGAAGTGGTATTGATGATATTTCTGGAAATACAGGTGCTATGGCTGATGCTATGGATATAACTGGAGAAGAATTGAAATATCTTCGAGACATAGCAGAACAGGAAGCAATAAATCGTTTCACTACCGCTGAAATTAATATTGAACAGACAAATAATAATACAATCAGCGGTAAAATGGACTTAGATGGCATTGTTTCTGGGCTGACAGATGCCATGTATGAAGCTGTTGAGATTTCTGCGGAAGGAGTGCATATATAATGCCAAAAAGTGGATATGATTTTTATTTGGATAAATGCCTGCTGCCGGTCACACCATCAAAACTTACTATTAAGATTAACAATACAAATAAAACGATTACCATGATAGATGATGGGGAGATTAATATTCTAAAAAAGGCAGGTTTAACAGAGATTGGGTTTGAATGTTTAATACCGCAAGTACAATATCCGTTTGCTGTGTATAAATCAGGATTTAAGCAGGCGGATTTTTTTCTTGAGTATTTCGAGTCTCTCAAAACAGGAAACAAACCATTTCAGTTTATTGTATGCAGAAGAAAACCTATAGGTAGCAGGCTGTTTGACACAAATATAAAGGTATCTATGGAAGACTATACAATTACAGAAGATGTAAAAAACGGATTTGATATTATGGTTAAAATTAATCTGAAACAATGGAAGAATTATGGAACCAAAACAGTAAAAATCAGCACAGGAGGAACAGATTCACAGGCAAGTATTGCGGCACAGAGGGAATCCAATGATTCCCCTGCACCAACTACCGCACAGACGTACACTGTGGTAAAGGGGGATTGTCTTTGGAATATTGCAAAAAAATTCTATGGCAATGGAAGTAAATATACGGAGATTTATAACGCAAATAAAAGTGTGATAGGAGGAAGTCCGAACTTAATTTATCCAGGGCAGGTGTTGACAATTCCGGCAGTTTAGAAAATGGAGTATCCAAATGAGTGTTGAATTATTGATTGGAAATGAACTTGGAACAAAATTATATATTCCAGTAATAGAAGAAGGGGTTGAATGGACTACAGAACGGAAGAATGCTCCAGGCAAGCTGACTTTTAAAGTCTTAAAGGACAATATTCTTGATTTTTCAGAAGGAAGTAAGGTTACAATGCAGGAAAACGGTGATAATATTTTTTTTGGTTTTGTGTTTAAACAGCAAAGAGATAAAGGACAGATGATCACTGTTACTGCATATGATCAATTGCGCTATCTAAAAAATAAAGACACTATTGTCTATGAAAATAAAACAGCAGACCAGTTTGTGCAAATGGTGGCAGCAGATTATTCGCTGAATGTCGGGATGCTGGAAAATACAAAGTATGTCATTGAATCAAGGGTTGAAGAAAACACTTCCCTTTTTGAGATGATAGAAAATGCACTTGATTTAACTTTAACAAATACTGGAGAAATGTTTGTCCTCTATGACGATTTTGGGAAGCTGATGTTAAGCCCCCTATCCTCTATGATGGTTGGAAATCAAGAGGCTTATTTGATGATAGATGAAGAAACAGGTGAAAATTTTGAATATACCTCTAGCATTGATGATAGTACTTACAATAAGATAAAGCTGACTTATGACAATGAAGATTCGGGGATTCGGGAAGTGTACATTGCGCAGGATTCCAGCAATATTAATAAGTGGGGAGTTCTTCAATATTTTGATACATTGAAGAAAGGGGAAAATGGTCAGGCGAAAGCAGACGCACTTTTAAAGTTATACAACAAGAAAACCCGCAATTTAAAACTTACGAATATTTTAGGGGATAATCGCGTAAGGGCTGGCAGCATGATTGTTGTAAATCTTGATTTGGGAGATGTAAAAATAAGAAATTTCATGTTGGTGGAAAGCTGTAAGCATATCTATAAGGAAAATGAACATTGGATGGATTTGACGCTCAGAGGGGGTGAATTTGTTGGGTGATGCAAATGGATTTGTGGAAGCAATGAAGAGAGCGGCACGGGACGAAAGGGAATCTTCAAAACCTGTTGATGTTTATTTCGGGGAAGTTATTTCAAAATCCCCTTTAAAAATAAGCGTGGAACAAAAGATGATTCTTGGAGAGGCGCAGCTTATTTTGATGCCCGTGTTATAATAGGGCTAAGTTAGAAAAAACCCAGTAAAATCAAGGGGTTAAGCCTAATTTAGTCCTATTTTTTATACCTGATTGGGGTTAAGAATGGGCAGCGCTGAACAATTCAAAACCTACAT